CGCCTTCGACAAAATTGAACGTGAGAATCGCATCGGCCGAGTGCGGCATGAGCCGGGTGTACCGGTGCACAGCTCTTGGGATTTAGGGCACACAGATTCTACGGCGATATGGATGTTTCAGGTGGTACATCGCGAGATCCGCATCATTGACTACTACGAGTCTGCCGGGAAAAGCATCGACCACTACGTTCGCGAGCTGCAGTCGAAGCCGTACGTTTATGGCTCGCACCTCCTGCCGCATGACGCGTTCGATAGCCGCTACAAATTGGCAACCGGCAAGACGCTGGCGGACAGTATTCGGAAGCTCGGATTGCAGCGTCTGGTGCAAGTGCCGCAACTTGAGATCAACGCGGGGATCAACCAAGCACGGCTGCTGTTAGATCGCTGCTGGTTCGACGCTGAGAAGTGTGATCGCGGCATTGAAGCGTTGCGGCAATACAGGCGCGAGTGGAACGACAAGATGCGCGACTTCCGCGCCCGTCCGCTTCACGACTGGACAAGCCACGGGGCAGACGCCTTTCGCTATCTAGCTGTCGGCATTGATTACGTCTCGCGCGGCCTGCAAAGCGTGGTCAAGCCGCGAACGTCGCGAGCGCGCGACTTCATTAACAAGTTGAGCCACATCGTATGAGCATAGCCACTGAAAGCGAGCTGGTCGCGTTTCTGCGCCGGAAAATTGATGACGGGCTGAACGACCAAGACAATGAAATTTCTGCGACGCGTAAAAACAACCTGAACGCCTACCTGGGCGCGCCTTACGGCAACGAGCGCGACGGCTATTCCCAGGTGATCACGCGCGAGGTGATGGAAACGGTCGAATGGGCGAAGCCGCTGATCATGCGGCCGTTCGCAAGCGGCGACCGTGTGGTTGCGTTTGTTCCGGTCGGGCCGGACGACGAAGCGCAGGCAGACCAAGAAACCGACATTGTTCGCCACGTTCTGTTTGAAGAAAACAACGGTTTTCTGACATTACTGAACTGGATCACCGATGCGCTGATCTACCCGACGGCTTACGCAAAGATCTGGTGCGACCACCGCGTCGAGAACCGGCACGAAGAGTACAAGGGTCTGACTGAGATGGAGCTGACGCAGCTCCTGATGACCGAAGATGAGCTGGAACTGCTGAGCAGCAATCAGTACCCCGGCCAGATGGAAATGATGTACGACGTCGAGCTGCGTCGGATCTCTCGCGACTACCAGATTCACTTTGAGCCTTGTCAGCCTGACCAGATCATCGTTGACAACGATCTGAACGAGCTCAGCTTGGAAAGCGCGGATTTCGTTTGCCACCGCGTGCAGCGCACACATTCGTGGCTAGTCGAAAACGGCTACGACAGCGACGAACTCAAGATGTGTGGCGGGGAGGACGAGTCGGCTGAATGGGGGGACGAGCGCACCAGCCGACTCTTTTATACAGACGAGCGCCCGGACAACGCAGACAGCGACGATGAGTCGATGAAGCTGTACTGGGTAAACGAATGTTACGTCTCGCTCGACATGGATGGCGACGGTGTCGCTGAGCGCCGCCGCGTTGTGATGATTGGCGAGAAAATCTTCGAGAACGAAGAGAGCGACTATCTTCCGATTATCGCAATGTCCGCGATCCCGATGGCGCACAAGCATACGGGTATGTCGTTGGTTGACACGGTCAAGGACATGCAGCTCGTTCAGACGACGCTGACCCGTAACCTGCTCGACAACATCTACCGACTGAACATCCGCCGGAAATACGTCGGGCGCATGGCGCAGGTCGATGACGGCACGACCTTAGATCAGCTGAACGATGTCAGCGTCGAGATTATCGAGTGCGAAGATGAGTCACGCATTCGAGAAGAGCAGGTGCAGCCGATTGCGCCTGAGATTCTGAGCGTGATGCAGGAGATCGGGCAGCAGGTCAAAACCCGCACAGGCGTCGCTCCGCAGATGACGCTGGACGCTGAAGCGCTGCGCGACACGAAAGCGACCGCGTACATGGGCGCGCTGGAGCAGGCGAGCCAGCGCATCGAGATGATGACCCGCGTATTCGCAGAGACCGGCGTCAAAGATGCGCTGCTCAAGTGTCATCGGCTGCTGCGCGAGTATGTGCCGAAGGCGAAAGTGATCCGCATGCGCGGTAACTGGGTGAGCTTTGATCCGTCAGCCTGGCGCGAGCGCCGCGATGTGACGGTCGAAGTCGGAACCGGCTTCTACGCCAAGGAGAAGCGCCAGATGATGCTGACCGGGTTGCTGCAGCAGCAGAAAGATCTGATGCAGTTTGGCGTGGTGCAGCCGCAGAACCTTTATCACTCGGCCACCCGCTTGGCTGACGCGATGGGTGAGCGCTCGCCGCAGATGTTCTTTGTTGACCCGTCCACACTGCCACCGCCGCCTCCGCCGCCGCCAGATCCAAACATGGCTGCTATCGAAGCGCAGATGCAGATAGAGGGTCAAAAGCGGCAGCTTGAAGCGCAAAAGATGCAGATGGAAGCGGCACTCAAGCAGAAAGAGCTTGAAGTCAAAGCTGCTCAGCAAGCACAAGAAAACATGCAGCAGGGCCAGCAGTCGCAGGTGGCTGCGATTGAAAAGGCGCGGCTTGAGCGCGAAGCGAACGAGCTTAAGAAGCAGCTGGCCTTGCTGCAGGAAACCAGCGACGAAAAAGATCGTCAATTGAAAGCTGAAATTGCGCGCGCTGAGATTGAAAGTCGTGAACGCATCGAGATGCTTCGCCAGCAGTCGCAGGTGCGGCCAGATCCAACGCCGCAGGTGAATCAGGTGAACAGCAAGGTCGATGCGGTCGGCAAGATGGTGCAGGAGTCCGAGCGCAAACGTGAGCGCCGCATGGATGTGCTCGCTGCCTACTTCAGCGGTAACCGCAGTGAAGAAGCGCTGCGTGACGCGATACAACGCATGCAGGCGCTTTGATGCGCGACAACAAAACTTCTCGCGCTGCTCACGCTGAATCAATCTTGAATGATGACGCTGTTCGCTTCGCGCTTGATGCGATGCGAAGCGAAGTGATTACAGAGCTATCCGCCGACCCGCTCCGATGGTACGGGCGAAGCTCTCTCAAACGTGACCGACTGATTCTGTCGCTGCAGGCGATAAATGATTTCGAGTCGCGATTACGCGCCTACATCAGGCGCGCTCCGGGCTAACCGCAAACGCGAAGCCCTCGCCGTGAGGCGAAACCTTCCCATTGATGGAGTTTTTTATGGCTAACCAAACTGGAGCCGTAAGCGTGCTAGAGGCCGCTACGGAAATTGAAAGTAACGGTCTTTTAGACAAATTGATGGACTGGGGCACTGAGGAAGTGCCCGGAGCGCCGAAGGCGCATGAGGCTGACGACGACACCGAAGAGGTTGAGGCGCCAGCAGAAGAGGATGTGGTGGACGCCGACGCTGAAGAGGTGGCGGACACCGATGATGACGTTTCAGATGATGAAGCGGAAACCGAACTGGAAACCGTGGCGCAGGTGGCAGAGGCGCTCGGGGTCGATATTGCTGACCTCGAAGCGAACCTCAGCACGAACGTGCGCGTGGACGGTCGCGACCATTCGGTCACCCTGGCAGAACTGAGAAACGGCTACTCGCGGGACGCGGATTATCGCAAGAAAACGATGGCTCTGGCTGAGGCGCGAAAGGCGCAGGAAGCCGAAGCCGCGCAGGTTCGTCAACAGCTGCAGTCGCAGGCCCAGGTGGTCGGCGCAACCATGCAGCAGATGCAGCGCATGCTGGTTGGCGAGAAGGCGCAAGTCGACAGCTTGAGAGACAGCGACCCGCAAAAGTGGGCGGTCGAGAACGCCAAGTTCAACGACCGCGTTAATCAGTTTCAACAATTGCAGCAAAACGCCGCTCGGTGGTGGGACGGACAGCAGCAGCAGGCTCAGCAGCAAGCCATGGCACAGCGCCAAGAGCTTGAGAAAGAGCAGCGCACGATGCTGGCCGAAGCGTTCTCGACACAGCTTGGCAACGAGTTTAACGATGAGCGCGCGAACACTCTGGGCGAGTACCTCACGCAGCAATTCGCGGCGGAAGATATTGCGTCAATTCTGGATCACCGATTTTTCGTGCTGGCAGAAAAAGCGCGCCTCTATGACGAGGCCAAGCGCAATGCTGACCCAGCGAAAAAGCGCGTGAAGGCAGTGCCGAAGATTCAGAAGCCGACCAAAAAAATCGCCGTCAAGGATTCTGCGTTTGAGAAAGCGAGAACTCGATTCAACAAGTCGAGAACCCGCGAAGACGCCGCTGCTGCGATTGCCAACATGCCCGGATTCGAAGGGCTGTTGAGATAAGGAGTGACCGACCATGGCACAGTTTGCACAGACCCTTGATCGCTATGACCTGGCGACCGACGGAGACAATGTCCGTGAGCAGCTCGCTGAGACAATCTACAATATAGACCCTGATGACACGCCCTTCCAGTCGCTGTGCAAGAAAGGCACTTCGACCAGCGATCTGAAGGAGTGGTTGAAAGATTCGTACTCCACCCCGGACGCAAATAATAAACACTTGGACGGCAACGAATTTGCCGGCGAAGCTCTCGCCTCTCCGGTGAGGCTGCAGAACTACCACCAGATCTCTAAGAAAGAGATCGTGGTTTCTCGCCGCGCAAATAAGCTGACGAAAGCCGGACGGAAGTCTGAGGTTGCTTATCAGCTGTCGAAAGTGGGAAGCGCTCTCAAGCGTGACATGGAGACGATCCTTTGTGGCAACCAGGCTGCTGTTGCAGGCAGCTCCTCGGTGGCTCCGACGACGGCGTCCTTGGCTGCATGGTTTAGAACAAACACTGACCGCGACGCAACCACGGGCGCAGATCCGACCCTCTCTGGCACCAACGACGGATATCCGAATGCTGCGGCTACCGACAGCTCGGCCGTTCGCGCGCTGACTGAGGCGAAGATCCACGAGGGTATGGCGGCAGCATACGCGGAAGGCGGCAAGCCCAACGTGTTGATGGTGGGCACGACTGTGAAGTCGCGGATTTCGAACTATCTTTTCGGTTCTACGGCCCGCATTGCCACACCTTACCAAGACCTAGGCGCTAACCGTCGAAGCGGTGCAACCGTGCTCGGCGCAGTTGATGTCTTTGTAGGTGACTACGGCATTCTGGACATCCTCCCGAATCGCTTCAGTCGCGAGCGTGACGTCTGGGGTCTGGACACCCGCTACTGGGAAGTGAGCTTCATCGACAAGATGCTGCTCGAAACCATCGCCCAGACCGGCGACGCGCAGAAGCGTCACCTCATCTCTGACTATGCACTTTGCAGCCACTCAGAAGATGCCAGCTTCGTCATTGCTGACGTTGACTCGACGACCGCGATGACCGCTTAGTCATCACCACATCAAGGGGGCTTCGGCCCCCTTTCTTTTAAGGGCGCTTCGGCGCCCTTTTTGTTGGGAATTTTTTATGCCTTTTGAGATCCGCATCAAAGAGATGAACGGCCAACACGCGACTGGGAAATATTTCTGCACGAACGTCGCAGGGCAGGCCGTCAAGCTCCGCCCGGGTGAAACGGTGGTGGTCACTGATCTCGACCTTCACTTGAGCACTGGGAAAGTCGAACTGGTTAAAGAATTGGAGAAGCGCAGCCGTGGCAAAGCGTCTTCTGATTAGCGACAACGGCGTCACCCAGACCTGGGCGAACATCACTGACGACGTCGAGATGGTGGTGGAAACCACGCAAAACGTCGCACCTATCCTTGACCAGAATCACGCGCTGCAAACCACAGAGTTTAATCGCAAGGGGAATATGTGGCCGGTCGCCAGCATTCCCCTGATTGTGATGCAGCAGTGGAAGCGCGAGTTTGAAGCAACGCGCGGCATCAGCTACTACCAGGCCGACCCTGTCGAGCGTCAAGCGTTCATCGCTCGCAAGCTGAATGATCGCGACTACCAGCGTTTCCGAACCGGAGAGTTCAAGTTATGAATTACGGCGACATCAAGACAGCCGTGACGAACATCTCTGTTCGTAACGACCTTGCGTCCTATATGAGCACGTTTACGAAGCAGGCTGAGGCTGACATCCGCAGTGATGTGCGTATTCCTGACATGGAAGCCACGGCGACGCTGTCTCTGACGTCTCGGACAGTTGCGCTGCCGACAGGCTGTCTGGGTGTCCGCCGTATCGTTATCGACCGAACCACGACCCCGTGGGATCTCGATTACCTGCCGCCGAACCGGCTTTATAGCGCAGCCGCTTACCACGAAAGCGGTGGCGATCCTTTTGCTTACACGATTGAAGGCAACAACTTGGTTTTCGCCCCAGCGCCTGCGGATAACCCGGATGCGCTGGTGCACTATTACAAAGCCTTTGACGCTTTCAGCTCAGATCCTGACACGAACGCGCTGAGCGAGAACCATCCAAACATTTATATATACGGCATGCTCAAGTATGTCGGCGTCTTTTTGCACGACATGGAAAAAGCCGGCATGTGGGGCGGCATATATCGAGAAGCCGTCGGCAAGGCGAACGCAGAAGGCATGCGGCGCAGACGCGGCCCGCGTCCGGCGAGGACGGGAGTCCCGACGCCATGAACCTCGATGCGATGTTTGGCCCGTGGCTGCCAGACCAGCCGACTCTAAACAATCCGGGGTCCACCCAGGCAAAGAACTGCGTACCGCATGACACCGGCTTCGTGCCGTTTTACGACCTTGCGACCACCAGCACCGCCTTGACGGGAGACGCGCGTGGCGCGTTCACGACCGCTGATGTTTCAGGGACGCCGCAGCTGTTTGCAGGCGACGCGACAAAACTTTATTGGCAGAACGCGACTGACGTCTGGACGGACAAGACCGGCGCGTCTGGTCCTTACACGCTGACAGACACCGATTATTGGCGCTTTGTTAAATGGGGCGAAAAGGTGATCGCCACCAGCTACAGCGACGCGCCGCAGATTGCAGATTTCAACGGCGGCACGTTCGCGGACTTGGGCGGCAGCCCGCCGAAGGCGAGGCATATCGCTGTTGTTCGCTCCTTCATCGTTCTTGGAAATCTTGACGAGGGTGGAACGAAAACGGGGAATAAGATTTTCTGGAGCGGCCAGAACAACGAAACCGCGTGGGGGTCGTCACTGGCGACGGGCAGCGACTATCAGATTCTCGAAGGCGATGGCGGAAACGTGCAAGCCATCCTCGGCGGCTCAGTGGGTGTGGTTGTGCAAGAGCGGTCTGTGGTGGAGCTTGCTTACATCGGCCCGCCGCTGCAGTTTCAGATTAACGAGATGGCTGCAGGCATTGGCACGCCAGCGCCGCGCAGCTGTGTGCGTTTCGGCCAGGTTGTCTGGTTTCTCGGTTGGGACGGCATCTACCAGTATGAAGTCGGCGGCGGAGTCAAGAAAATTGGCGACGGAAAAGTAGACCGCTGGCTAAATGCGCGAATCAATAAAGAGGCTTATTTTAAAGTCACGTCAGCCGTTGACGTTCCACGCGCGAAAGTCATCTGGAGCTACTGCACCTCGGGGCAGACAACGCCGAATGAAATTCTAATTTACGACTGGACGACCGGAAATTTTAGTTATTGCGAAATTGCAAACGAGCTAGTTTTTACAGGACGGTCGAACGGCTACACCATGGAAGAGCTAGACAGCTTGTATAGCTCTGTCGATGACATTCCTTTCTCGCTGGATGCTGACATCTGGAAGCAGGGCGCGATCCAGCTGTCTGGCTTTAAGACTGACCACAAGTCAGGGACGTTCGAGGGCGCCGCTTTAACTGCGCAGATTGATACGACAGAGGTGTCAACGCCTGACACCCGAATG